ACCCTACAATAAACGATTATTTTAATAATAAACTTGTTGTAGCAGCTTTGTATGTTGACGAAAAATCAATAGAACTTCCAAAGGAAAAATGGTTTAGCTCGTCAAAAGATAATAAACTAAAGAAAAAATTAGGCGATGCTAATGCTGATATTCAAATTGTCAACTTTAATACAAATACTCAGCCTTATTATGTGTTGATAAGTCCAGATGGAAAAGTTTTAGCAGAACCAATGACTTATGAATTAAATCCAGAAAAATTCTTAAACTTTTTAAATAAAGGAATTGAAGAATTTGAAAATCCTGCTGAAGAGTAGAGAGTTATTAATTTTCTAATAATTAAAGGGCACAAAACAAAACGTACATTTCCCAACTTCTCAAAACATTTCTTAAAAGCATTGATATAACTGCGTTGTGTGGTGTTGGTGTGGTGGGGTTGGTGTAAAACAAAATGTGCAAAAAGTTTAATTTGGTTTAATTTTGTGTTAATTTTTGGAGAGGAAAGTGGGCAGAAACTTTAATTTTGGTTTAATTTACATTACATTTACGTTTAATTAATGCTTAAACATACCTAAAACGCCCAAATTGCACGCAAAACAACACAAAAGAGAAAAACCTAACCCAAACCAAAAAACCACAAAAACAACACGAAAAAACAAGCCCAAAAAACCGCATTTTTAAAACAAAAAAATAATGCACATTTTGATTTAGTTAATTAATGGGTGGACAAATGGACGGACAAATGGACGGACAAAATCAAGTAAAAACACTCGTGAAACTACCCCGATACGTGCAGGAATTGTGAAAAAAAACAGGATTTTTGCAACGAAAACACCCGATATTTTAATTTAATAAGACAAAGTAAAGTTTATGTAAGTATTGTAAAATAAAGGGTTGTAAGGCTATGGCTTAATGCTTTCAACAATAATATATGTGCGTGTGATTGCACATTTAGTCCGAATTTGTGCTTTTTTGTACACAAACATTTTGCATTTTTGATTGGGATTTTAATAGTTTTATCAATTCTTTTTGCGTTTCGATAGTCTCTTTTTGACTATCTATTATTAATTGAAGCTCTCTAATTCTATTTTCAAGACTATTTAGCTTGTTATCTTTTGCCTTCAGCTCATCTTCATTGCTTTTTTGCTCAAAATTTTGTTTTTTATCAATAAACATATTGCCCTTGCCCATTAATAACCATTCTGCCGAAACTTCTGGGTAGGAGGACAAAAAATTGACAATTTTATCACTTCCAATATCGCTCTTCATCCCAATTCCTTTGAAATTTGATGCAGCTACACCGATTTTTTTATAAAAATCTACCTTGCTAATGCCTTGAGTTTCAGCAAAAAACAAAAATCTTTCTTTTATAGTCATTTTTTTGTCCATAATATTTTGATAAGTCAAATATTTGACCTTTCTTTGTAAAAATTACATATTGTAAAACTTTACAAATATAATTAAAAATGGAAAAAGAACTTAAAAAAACACGAATAATTACAGAACACGGCGAAATAAAACGCATAGCCAAAATTTTTGGCATTTGCCAATTGACAGTTCGCAAGGCTTTAAGGGGAGATTCGAGTGTAAGAGAATACTCTAAGATTAGAAAATTTGCGATTGACAGAGGAGGAACAGAAGTTCAACCAATTAGTAATTAATAGAGAATTTTAAACTAAAAGTGAGGGTAGAATACTATAATAATATTATGTGTGTAGAAGCAAGCTGGCTTGTTGAAAATGGTATTGTAACAAAATGGCAATACGAAAAACTTTCATCACGCAAGCAAATAAATGTGGTTAGACGTGGCTGTAGAAATACGCCAGCTTTAGTTGAGTTCGATAGCATTCCTCGCAGATTTCGCGAGCTTATTATTAATAAGTATGGCAACCCAAACGAAGTGAGTGCCGTATCGCATTTTGAAAAGCATATAAAAGCTGATGAAAGAGCGTTAGAATATTTTAGCAATTATCAATTAGAAAATGGCGATACTCTGCCTCTCGAGAAACAATTAGAATACTATAATAATGCAATAATCCTTAGTGCAATACATGAGATTTTAAACAACCGCAAAGCTTTGCGTAGAGCTTTAGGTGGACAAACTACTGGCTTATGGGCTTCTGTGGCGAATACGGTATTGAAACTAAATACCTCCACTTATCCTCACACATTACCTCAAAATATTCGTCGCATGCAAGAGAAATACAAAACCTACGTTCAAGAGGGGTATCAGTCGCTCATCCATAAGTCATTTGGAAACTCATTTGCACGAGTTGTTAACGCCAAATTAGAGCGGCTGATACTTTCTATTTATTGCATGAGCAACAAGCCATATAGCAAATGGGTACACGAAGATTATTTGCAGTTCATTGCTGGTGTGCTTGACATTGTTGATATGGAAACTGGCGAACTCTTTGACAGACAGGACTATTTTGATACAAAAAAAGGAACCTATATAATGATTTCAGAATCCACCTGCAGGAATATCATCAACAATCCTAAGAACCGTGCAATTGTAGATGCAGTTCGCATGGGCAGACATAGATATTCTGGAAACATCCGCCCTCACTTCAATCGTCATTCGGCAAAATACTCCTTGAGCAAAATTTCATTAGATGATAGAGATTTGCCTCGCAAGCTACATGACGGCAATCGTGTTAAGGCGTATTATGCTTATGATGTTGCTTCTGGAATCTTGCTCGGAGCCTCTTACTCTTTAAGTAAAAACACCGACCTGTTTATTAATTGTGTGCGCGATATGTTTCGCAACATCAATAAAGGTGGTTGGGGAATGCCTGCAGAAGTTGAAGTCGAGCATCATATTGTTGGGCAGTTTAAAGATGACCTGATGAAAGCTGGTGTAGTTTTCCCATTTGTACGCTTCTGCGCACCTGGTAATTCTCAAGAAAAACATGCAGAGCATTTTAACCGTCAAAAGAAATATGGTTACGAAAAACGTTATCAAGACGGCATTGGCAGGTTCTACTTAAAGTCAGAAGCTAATCAAACAGGTGGCGAAAGAATTTACGATGAAAAATTAAATAAATATATAATTCGTGAACGCACATACTCTTTTGAAGAATTGGTTGCAGATGACAAAACTACAATTGAAGCCTATAACAACGGATTGCATCGCGACCAAAAAACCTATCCAGGAAAGACAAGAATGCAGGTTTTCTTAGAGAATATCAATCCAAATTTGGCGGAAATCAATCCTGCTGTATTGGCTCGCTATATTGGCGAAAGCAGAAACACCTCTATTGTGCGTAATATGTATTGCACAGTTAATTATCGCAAATACATGTTGCCAACGCCCGATATTTTAGAAAAGCTATTGCCTAACAACTATGAAGTTGTTGCTTACTTCTTGCCCGATACAGATGAGATTTACATCTATCAAAATGACAAATATTTATGCGAATGCAAGGTAATGCAAACATTTACCACATCGCAGGCAGAAACCACCGATGCAGATGTTGAAGCTCGCAAAATTCAGGCTAAATATATAAACCAGTTTGATATGCTTGTAAAACAAGGAAAGTCGGAGCTTGCTAAGGTAAAACATATATCTATTCCTGTCAATTTAGAAGATATAGAAGCACAGGAAGTCGAAACTAAAGAACACGATAAAAACGAATATGATTACGAACTAATGACTGATATGGACTATTGGTCAGAATTGGCTTTAAAGAATTTATAATAATTAATAATAACTAAAAAAACACACATTATGGTAAACACAGAATTTAAAGAAGCAATTAGAGAAGGACTTCACGAAAGATTGAACAACTTTTCGAGTGCCAACAAAATGGCAGTTAGCTTAGGACTTAGTCCTGCACAATTAAGTCGTTTTTTAAACGGAGAATTGGACAATGTGATTAGCGATGCTAATCTTATAAGCATTGCACGAAAGTTAGATATACAGTTTGGTAAAAAAATGGTTTGGAAAACCGCAGTAACGCCTGTATATGCGTACATAACTGCACAGCTTAATGCTTGTCGAGAAAATTCTCTTAGTGGCTTATTGTGCGACATTGCCGACATAGGAAAAACACATGCAGCAAAATGTTATGTAAAAGAAAATAAGCACAGCATCTATATAGATTGCTCGCAGGTTAAAACAAAACAAAAGTTGATACGCCAAATAGCAAAAGAATTAGGCTTGGGATATAACGGCAAATATGCCGATGTTTATGGGGATTTGGTGTTTTACCTCAAAACAATTCCCAAGCCTTTAATTATTTTAGATGAAGCTGGCGACTTGGACTATCCTGCATTTTTGGAGCTAAAAGCACTATGGAACGCAACAGAGGGTAACTGTGGCTGGTTTATGATGGGTGCCGATGGACTTAAAACCAAGATTGAAGCCAATTTAGGTCGTAAAAAAGTGGGTTATGCGGAGATATTTTCTCGCTTTGGCTCTACTTATCAAAAAATTACACCTGACGGCAAAGAGGCATTAGAGGAATTTACACACACTCAAATTGCTTTAATAACAAAAGTTAATAACAGCGAAGCTGATTTGCGAAAAATTGTGGCAGGTTCTGGTGGTTCGTTAAGGCGTGTTAAAATAGAGTTGCAAAAGGGTTTAAATTAGAGTTATGAAGTTAAAAAGAGCTTTGACCGTGAAGAATGTTATAGACAAAAAATATAAACTATTGCCATTTGAAGCAGAATGGTGTGATGCTTTTTCGCAACCCGAAGCTCGTGGAACTTGGCTGATTTGGGGCAATTCAGGCAACGGCAAGACAAACTTTGTTTTACAGCTTATTGCCGAGTTGGTGAAATATGAAAAAGTATTACTCAACTCTCGCGAGGAGGGCACTTCCTACAGCTTGCAACAAGGTTTGTTAAAAAGTGGAATTTCAGAGTTTGAAAACAACCTGTTAATCGTGAACGAGGATGCCCATCAGCTTCAAGCTCGACTACAAAAACGTAACTCGCCCGAAATAGTGGTAATTGATAGTTTTCAGTATATGCAAATGAATTACAGGGATTACTTGCAATTTTCTGAAGCTTTGGATAGCAAGTTAAAGATTTTCATCTCTCATGCTGACGGCAAATTCCCTGCAGGGCGTTCGGCCAAAAGCGTAATGTATGATGCTGATTTAAAAATCTATGTTGAAGGATATAAAGCATTCAGCAAGGGCAGATACATAGGAACTACAGGTCAATATACCATTTGGAAAGAAGGTGCAGAAGCGTATTGGGGTGAAATAAATGATAATTAATAACTAAAAATAAAAATTGTGAAAAAAACACAAACCAACAACATTAGTTTACGCTCTATCGGTCAGAACCGTAGAATGTACTTCCTGTTTAATCATCTTGGAATAAAAGATGATATAAAACAAGACTTGGCTTTAGAGTATAGCAATAATCGCACAGACAAAACAAGCGAACTGTATTATATCGAGGCTCAGGAGCTTATTAATAGCTTGGAAAAATTATTACGCAAAGAACGCAAACAGCAATTTGGCAACAATATGGACAAAAAACGCAAAGGCGTAATCAAAGCAATCTTTGCATGGTACGAAGCTCAAGGCAGAAAGGTAAGCATGGAGTATGTAAAAGCAACAGCTTGCAGAGCTGCAAACGAAGAACACTTTAATAAAATAAGTGGTGCAGCACTAACACGTATTTATGCAGAGTTTTGCAGGAAGCAATCTGCACAAAAGACCATGAAAGAATTGTGTATAGATGTGAGTAAAAATTAATTTAATAATAACTAAAAACACGTAAAAATGGAAACTATTACTTTTAATCCTGGTAAAAACACACTAACAGTATGTGTTAACGACAAGCCACGTTTTGGTTGCATTGGTAAGTTTTCAGAAACAATGTATCGCAAAACCTTAAACAAAAGATTACAGTTGATAGAGCTAAACATAGAAGAAATAGACAAGTGGTGCGAAGACAAACGCAACATCAACAATCACGAAGCACAGGTAGAAATGCGTAAAAAACGCAACCAACTAATGATCAAAATGAGAACCATTAAAAGAGAACTTGGTGTTAAAAAGTTTGCGAATGACGGAATTAGAGAAGTTAGTATTTGTGGTTTGCAAATAATTGAAAGTTAAAACCTAAAGCCATGACAGAGTTAGAATTAAGAAATTTTATTAAAGACAACAAAGTTGAGTGGTCTTTTATAGACGTGGGCGATGGTTGTGTTATAGACGTAATAATGTTTATAGAATTTAACCTGCTACCTGCGTTCCTGCATTTAATATCAAACTATTTAAACACATGTGAGTATGTTGATGAATGTTGTTTACGAACAAACTGTATTGCTGTAAACGTGGGTGAGGTTTGCGAATTTTACGACATTGAAATAGAGCGTGTGTTTACTGAAGACTTAAATTTTACAAATAATTAATAACTTAAAAACAATAAAATTATGAGTACACAAACAGAAAAAATCGAAATGACTGCCGAAGAGCGCGCAGAGTTTGAAGCTTGGAGACAAGCACAGGAAGCTAAAAAAGCCGAAGAAAGACAACGCGAACAACGCGAATTGTACAAAAAAATGGTTGACCAAAACATCAACGAGGTGTATGATGATTTGTTAAGAGCTTCTGCAGAATTATATTCAGCAAAAAAGAAAGTTTATGATACTTTTGAGGCTGCAATAGAGTTAAAATCTGAGTTGTTTAATGTTAAAGACGAACAAAGAACTCACACTTTCACAAATAGTGAAGGAACTCACAGAATAACACTTGGTAATTACACCAATGACGGTTATCGCGATACTGTTAATGAAGGTATTGCAATAGTAAAAGAAGTTGCAGAGTCTCTTATTAAAGATGAAAAAACAAAAGCATTGGTTAATGCTATAATGCGTTTGTTGTCGAAAGACCAAAAAGGCAATTTAAAGCCAAGTAGAGTAATCCAGCTAAGGCGATTAGCAGAAGATTTAAACAATAAGCGACTAATGGAAGGCATACGCATAATTGACGAAGCGTATCAGCCAACCGTATCTAAGACTTTTGTTCGAGCCGAGCATAAAAATAAGCAAAACGAATGGGTATCGGTTGCGTTGGGCATGACAGAGGTTGATTATAAAGTTGACAAAACAGAAGAATGTAATGAATAGTCTTGCACAACTAAAAAAAGTAGGCACAAAAGTTCCTTACAGGGAACGTAAGGCTGTATATATTGCAGGCAGGGTTGGCGACCTTACTGATGACGTTTATTATCTTGAATGTAAGGCAAAGTTTGGTCGCCGTGAGCGAGAATTACTGAAGCTTGGCTACAGAGTTTATAATCCTATGACTTTAGTTAAGCGTGATACTGATTGGCACACTGCTATGAGAATTTGCGTAAGAGCTTTAACCTACTGTGATTATATTTCACCATTGCCAGATGCAAGCGAATCGCCTGGTGCAAGAATAGAATTAGGTCTAGCAGAGACCTTTAACATGAAAAAAATATTTCCAAGTAAAATGAATAGTAGGCATGAGAAAAAATAATAAAATAATGATGTTTTGTGTGCAAGTATTGGTAGCGCCTTTTGTTGTAGTGGGCTTTCTTATGAGGTTAATAAGCCTTGTCTTGTTGCTATTAAGCGCTTTGTTTCTTCAAGATTATGGTCGCATAAAACGAAAAGCTAACGAAATAAAAGTATAAAAAGTTATGGCATACAATCGAGAGAATTATTTAAAAAGAATTATTGAGATTCAGGAAATAGTGCTTGAGCATCAACAGCGAGGCGTAACGCAAAAGTGGGTGTATGAAAACGTTATAAAAGAGCGTTTTTTCATATCTTACTCAACTTTTAACGCATATTTAAGCGTTCCTGCAAAGGCACAATTAAAAGCATTGTATGCCCAGAGAGAAAGAGACAAAGAATTAGAAAAACAACAATTAAAATTATTTTAGCATGAAACCAGAAGAATTTCAAGACTGTTTAAAGAATCTTGAAAAGGAATTTAAAGAGCTTTACACAAGAGTTGCACCGCGAGCTGCAGGTAGGGTGGCTGTACGATTGTTTAAAGAAAACTTTAGGGACCAGGGTTTTTTTGGTAAAAGATGGAAAGAAGTGCAACGCCGTAGAGGAGTAAAAGGCAGGTCTGGTAAAGCTGGCAGTAGGCGTAAAATTTTAACGGGGGCAACTGGTGATTTACGCAGGAGTATAAGATACACTATTGACGAACGAGGAACAGCTACTATCTTTACAGACGCATCTCGATTTGCTCACTCTAAAAAGCCTTATGGTAAGGTTCATAATGAGGGTGGAGTACAGTATGTTAGACCACATCACCGTAAATTAAGAACTACTGGCACAAGGTATCAAGTTAGGGGTTATTCATACAAAATGCCAAAACGTCAATTTATTGGCGACCATGAAGTTTTGCGTAAAGCCGTTGCCGAAGAAATTGTTAAAAAAATAAAAGAAATAGAAATAAAACAAACAAAATAGACATGAGAAAACAATTGTATTTAGATATTAAGGAAAAGTTATCGCAAATAGTTAATGATGATGATGCTCCTTTGTTCAAGCACTTTGATTTATGGAACCGACAAATTGAGTTCATAGAAAACGAAACCCCGTTTGCATGTCCTGCGGTTTTTGTCGAATTTGCTCCTATGGATTGGGATACACTATTGCACAGAGTACAGGAATGCGACCTAACAGTTACACTACATATTGTAACAGAATGGTTTGCTGAAACTGCCGACTATTCACCCACCGAGCAACAGCACTTAGAGTTTTTGGACATCGCTGACAAAGTTGTTAGAGCTTTGCAAAACTTTAGCACCGACTACATGAACTCTTGGATGCGTAAATCCACAATTACCGACCACGACCACGAACGCTATATAGATAGCGTAGAGGTGTTTATTTGCCGACTACGCGACACTTCTGCAGTGCAAGAAACCTATACAGAAATACCTTTAGAAGCAACATTTGTAAGAGATTAAAATTAAGAAGATGAGTACAACTAAAATAGAATGGACAAACAAAACGTGGAACCCGATTACTGGTTGCACTAAAATATTTGCAGGCTGTAAAAATTGCTATGCAGAAACTATGAGTAACAGGCTACAATCAATGGGCGTAGAAAAATATAAGAATGGATTTAATTTAACTTTTCACAAACAAGTTTTGGACGAGCCTTTGAAGTGGAAAAAACCTTGTAATATATTCGTATGTTCTATGAGCGACCTGTTCCATGAAGACATACCTTATGATATTATTTCTGAAATAGTATATGTTATGGAAAAAACTCCACAACACACCTATCAAATTCTTACCAAAAGACCAGAAAGAATGCGTTTCTTTTTTTACTATGTTAGATCTATACCTGAAAACGTTTGGGTAGGCGTTAGTGTTGAGAATAAGAAAGCTACAGAAAGGATGCAAGAATTAAAAAGAATAATCACACCTGTTCGTTTTCTTTCATGTGAGCCATTGTTAGAGGACTTGGGTAAATTAGACCTAAATCTTATTGATTGGGTAATAGTTGGTGGCGAGAGTGGTGCTAATGCAAGACCTATGCGAGAAGACTGGGTATTGTCTATAAAAGAACAATGCGAAGCAGAGGGAGTAGCTTTCTTTTTTAAACAATGGGGAACGTGGGGCAGTGATGGCGTAAAGAGAAACAAACAAACTAACGGAAATTTATTACAGGGAAAAGTTTACCAAGAAATGCCAAAAGCAAAATAACAATGAAAACAATTTTAGAATCCGCACAAGAATACGCCACCGAGCATTTTAAAGAAAAACTGCCATTAGATGCTGAAAAGAGCTTTATAGATGGATTTTTAGCAGGTGCAAATTTTGCCCAAGAATGGATTTCTGTAAAAGATGAACTGCCCGAACACGGAAAAACGGTGCTTATTATGTGCGACAACAAATATATTGGTTTGGGCTGCATTAGATATGGCAAATGGGATTATAAATATGCAAGCTCAATTACGCACTGGCGATCAATAACTAAATATTAAAATTATGATACTTTCATTTAAAAAAGAATTTAAGCAACCTATTTTAGATGGAACTAAAATCCATTCTATTAGAGAAGATAGGTATAATCGTTGGAAAGAAGGCATGATTATTCACATGGCAACAGGATTGCGAACCAAAGATTACAAACAATTTCACGAGGGTATTTGCAAATCTATTCAACAAATTGAAATTATAAGAGTTTCTGACTATTGGAACGAAACTATAGTAAGAGTAGATGGGCGACAATTAGACTTGACCGAAATTCAAAAATTAGCATGGAATGATGGTTTTACTAACCTTATTCACTTTTGGATGTGGTTCAACAGAGGATTTGTTGGAAAAATAATACATTGGACTGACTTTAAGTATTAAAATCTAAGAGACAAAGTCTTTTAAAGCTGCAACAAAAATCAACGAATACTAAAAAACCCCTTAACTGGGGTTTTTTTGTGGGGTTTGTTAATCTTTTGAATTTTCGCATTGTTTTGTATTTTTGTAAAATAATTCATAAAACACATTACATTATGTTTGATAGTAAAAAGAAAGATGAAATGGTTGAATGGCTAGCAAACCAAATCAGCATCGATATTACTTTTTCATCTGCAGATATGGCACGCGAATTTGGTGTCCAAGATGTTGTTATTCGTTTATTCCTGCAGCAACTTGCCCAAAAAGGATTAATAGAATATTCAGAAGCGGGTTCTGGGCGTGTATGCTGTTACCCTACTATGAATTTCTACGACTTTCATAGGCTTGGTGGCTTTACCGCCATTGAAGACGGTTTACTTAAAAACATTGAAAAACTTGAGCTTGAGCTTTAAAAATTGAAATCTCAATTTCCTGAAAAAGTGGAAACGCTTGCTAATGCAACAGTTATTTTGGGTGCAATTTCTGCTGCTGCGACAAAACTTTTCAGCCATCTCGTTGGATAGTTTTTGATAGTCGTTTATATAGTAAACGTTTTCGTGTTCTAAAAGTAGCTTATACAATAAGTTTACCGCACCCGCAACTCCATGTCGTGTTTTTTCAGACTTCCAGTTACATGATTCTGTTTCCGAAAAAACTAAATCAAATTCATTGTCGGCATTTTTTACATACACGTCCATTATGCGCATGTTGCGAGCGTTTACTGCATTACTTGTTTCCGCACTTTTGAAAGTTATAGTTATGCGGATTTCGTCCTGAAAGGTTTCTTTAAATTTTGTCATATTTATTAAATTTATTAATGGTGAATAATAGTTTTGTCGTTTGATGAACGCTCATCATCATTGTTGTTATAAGCAAGTGCTACGTTCGTCTTTCAATTCAAGTTCCCGCCTTGTAATCGCAAAAAATAAATTCTGTAATTCGTTCACAGTTGTAATAAGAAATGAATAATGGTAAACTAAGCGACACATAAATTCGCCAGTGATTAAATTTCTATGAACATTGAAAATAATAGGACTTTGCCTAAGTGTGAACTCGTTTGGCTCTTCTTCAATGAAGCCGAATTTTGCCAACCATTCTTCTGTTAATATAATTTCTTCTAAGTCGAAGTATTTACCCCGTTCCCATTCGTGGATATAACCCTTTACTTTTAGTTTAAACCCAGCTTCAGTTTCTTCAATCATTTGTATTTGTCCGTGTCCAAACCATTCTTTAGACCTTACATAATTTCCAATTCTAAAATTTTTTACTTCCATTTCTGTATAATTAAATTTCGTTTATAAAATCCGCACCAGCTTATAACATTGCATTTATGAAAGCGGGCGAAAATCACTAACACAAACGTTCGGGGTAAAGTAGGCCCGCCTACATAAATGCTTTTGACGTTATAAGAAACATCACAAACAACCGATAGAGCTTTGCCAAGCTCTTTCATAAAGCTTTCCGAAGATGTTTCTCTTTTTTTAATTTCATCTTGTAAAACCTCTTGCACAATCGGTGTAAGTAGTTTTTTTAATAGTTTTTTAATCATAATTATAAGTTTTTTTAAAAATTGTTTAAATAAATTTGGTTTTTAATAAAATATGTTGTATATTTGTAGTTGAATAGTTGTTTAATCTGAGAGTGCGGGTTAGAGTTCCACAAGGCAGGATTAAGCAACTATTTTTTTATTCCTATCAACACCTTGTCGCTTTGTGAAATACTATAAAAAATTATCGCACCATCATCTTCTTTGTTTGCAATTAAATAATTAGTTTTTTCCTTTATTTGTGTTTTAAAAATTAGCGATTTTCTTCCCTTATATTCTGTTCGCCCCATATATTTAGCATTTTTCAAAATTTGAGGCATATGTCTAATCAGTTCGTTTTTTAGCTCATAGTCGTCATGTGGTTGGTTTAAATATTCTTTTGTTCTATTATATGAAAACCTTATTTCGCCCTCTATCTCAGGATGTTTTACAGAAGTTCCTATTAGGTGATTTTTTGCCCATTCAAAATGATTGCTTCTCACGCAACCAAGCACAAGTTTATCTGTTTCTTTTCCTGCGTTTTTCACGTAGCTCGCATCATCTGTAAAAATAATCTTATCTTTTGCAGGATTTCCACCTAAGCCATTATGTGGTTTTACATACGCCACTTCGCCAGTAAACGCAGGTTCGTCAGTTTCTTCCCAGTCGCATTTGCAGTTCCACAGGTTTCCAGGATAGTTAGAGTTCCAAAACGGATCGTTCTTAGGTAGAACCAATCCATAAAACAAGCGATGTTCTTCGCGTGGATCGGCAGAGCTTGAAGGCAACCATTTTAGGTTTGGGTACATCTGATTTTTTAAATCATCTTCAGTAAACTCTACCCATTGTAAAGCGGTTCTGCTTCGTGCAACAGCAGTGTTATATTCTGCTACCTGGTAACGATTATATCGGTTAATAATCTGCTTGGCTTTGGTCTCATAATCATCAGAATCAACATATTCTAAAATCTCTTGAGTTGCTTGATGTGCTTTATAAGCTGCAAAACGGCTTACATTAGCTTGCATTTCTTGCTGCATTTCCCAAAATTTGTCGCCATAATTGTCTGAATCTAAAACACCGCCCACAGCTTTACGCAAATTCTCACTATAGGATTTGTACAGGTCGGGATTTATGGCACGTCTATTGTTCTTCAGGTCGGCAATAATTTGCTTCTCCGAATTTCGCGACACATAATTATATATAATAGGAAAAGTCCTAAGAGCCTGTATAAAATTGTGCGAATTGCTTCCGTAGTATAAATCGTCGAGATTTTCGCGTTCGGGAGCTCGACTCACCCTTTTGCGAAAAAACGATTTACTAACCTTGAAATTAAACTTGGCGTTTTCTTATTTTCGACACTTGGTCTATTTGGTTTTGGTTCTGGAGCAATAGGTTCTGATGTTGCAAAGCCATAAGGCATTAAAGCTGCCATTTTTTCGAGCTTCATTTCTTCCTTCAGCTCGTCATAATTTTCAGGCTTTGGTACATCAAATTCTTCGTAAATATAATCATCGTCAATTGGAACCTTCTCCATCATGCTCGAAATTACATTCCATTTTTCTTGCAAAGCCGACCAGTCTTTGTCAGGAGTTTCAAACCAAATGAAACCGCCAGCAACATCGAATCCAAATTTCTTCAGTATCGAGCGGAACTGGGTGTTAAGAATCGAAAGAATAAATAATTCATCACTCAGCTTTTTCTCTTTTTCTTCGCTTTGATGAACTTCGCCTAACGCCCTGTTGCCATTCTCCGAATGGTCGGTTGTTAAAGTATTGCCCACAACAGTCTTGGCAATAGCCGCATCGCAAACCTCTATAAACCTATCATACACATCAGAGCTTGCAGTAGAACCACCAGTGTCGTGCAGTTTTACTTCAACGCTTTTTGGGTGAACAAACGACATTCCCGCACCCCAATTTTGCAACATTTCTTCAACTTTTGTGCGAGTGTCTTCATCAAAAGCATCATACAGAGCTTCGCGGAATGGCATTCCAAACATTTCTGAAAATTGAGCCCAGTCGCCCATTGCGCCACGCTTATATAGTATATATGGAGCAACTTTAAAGAAAAGTCCTTTATCTTTCGGCTTTCCTGCCCAAATCATATAATTAGATAGCGGAGCTTCTTTATACTTAAAATCTATATCAGCTTTGTTTGGATCAATGCTCACACACTCAAAATTCATTTCTGGGTGAACATTGGCTCGCGGAATTAAGTCGTATTCAATATGATAATATTCCTGGTCTTCATCAAAAATAATGTTGTTGATTTGAACCAATGTGTAACCATAACCAATTGTATTGTGCAGGTCTTCCAGCAAATTACGCATATCAGGCGAATTAAGTAACTGATTAATTTGGTCATCTTTTACGCCGTCTTTAACAAAGTTAAGTCTGCGATTTAAAATATTGTCTCTGCGCTTACCCCACACTGCCTCAAGCTGTCCGTCAATCAATATGTCTTCGTAAAGCTCATATAATTTTACCCTGTTGGGGTTATCTTGATTTTCAAACGCTCGTCTTGCCAACTTCCATTCATTAATGGTCTTCATGCTACTGTTGGCTTTAATTTCTTTTACAAGAACCGCCAAACTTTCTGTTTTCTTTTCTGCCATTTCTAACTCAATTTTTAAATATTAGTAATGATGGTCTCTTTTTGGATTGCTCGAATATGAGACGAAATTACTGTCCACAGTTCCATCCTCGTTAGTGTTTAGTCTTTTAAGCCCAGCAATATTAGCTTTCTCAGCTTGCACATCACGCAAAAAGCGAATTGTGTCATCATAAGCCTTAACTCTTATTTCAGGCATATTGATAGGCGCAGAAATGGAATAAGCGTTATACAGAGCCACATCACGCACTATCTTTACTACCATTGGCACACGTGTTTCATCATCAAACTCTTTTGCAAACTCCTCAGCAATATTATAGCGTGCCGACAGGTAGCTCTCAACTTCTGCCATTGCATCTATTATTGCTTGCTCTATGTTTTCGTCAGATCGAGCAACAACATTAAGAACTTCGCCTCTGGTTCCCCTTGTCAGGTCATCAACATTTAAGTACATAATATTTATTTCTGTGATTTTTTAGTATGTTTTACAAAATCTGCAAACTGTTTTTTTTCTCGAGTTCTCGAATAGTTTAAACTTGTTGATTTTTGAGGTCTGCGATCATAACTCAATCCAGCTCTTTTTTTCGAGTTGTTGGAATTTAATTCATTAATATTAGTCATAATTATATAATTTAAACGCCATTTACAGGCTGGTTAATAACGATATGAATTTTTTCTTATCCCTGATACAGACATTGAATTTGTAGCAACAGTTTCTATTCTTCTTTGTATCCACCACACTCCGCCCTCAACAGCATCGGGGCCGTCAGCAGGTGCTTTTAGTTGTGGAGTTAACAACATAAACTGTTCTTCTAACTTTTTAAAGTGCGAGTTTTCTTTTTTATCTGCATTAAGAACCAATCTGCCTTGAGTATTGAGCGGTTCTAAATTGCCCTCAATTCTGCTAAATTTTTCAGGTTTTTTCCTATCATCAGGGACAAGGTTTATAAATTTACCTTGCTTTGCCATTTCTGCAACTAACGGTAAAATTACCTGTGTATAAAATGGATCTTGCAAGCTATTGTTTTCAATCAAAGAATAAAGTTGCACACCATCTGGAACTTGTTGGGACAAATCGTAGTACCATTGCACAAATTCAGAATTAGTTGCTCGTGCAAGTCTGCCGTCTAATACGTAAAACGTGCCTTTTAGTACACCTATTAAGAATAAGGCTTTTAATGAGTTTGCAGCCCATTTGTTGTTAGATGGCGAAGGATCTCCATATAGAACCAGGAATTGAAATCGTGAAAGTGGCGGAGTTTTTGCCCAGTTCATTTCGGCAAATACTTGTCCTTCAACTATTGGATTATTCATATATTCCTTTTGGAAAGCACGATAGCCTAATTTTTCACGCTCCTGTATTCTTTCTTCAGTCCAGTACTCGGGCCAAGAGGGGAGACCGTTTTCGTTCCTTACATTAACTCTGCTAACTTTGGCACCTTCTAATTTTGCTATATTAGCTAATACAGAGTTTTGCGAGATTAAGTTCCCTACCATAACTAAACGTCCCCCCTCGGCACCAAAAGTACCATAAAGAGCCTCTTTTACCCAGTCGGTTGTTTTTGCAACCCTTTGCTCATTTTGGCAAAGTTCATCATCATCTAAGTCGTCTATAACAATGTAATCTGGACGCTTATCGCGGTATCTTAAACCACGAGGCGATTGTCCTCGTCCTCGTGCAAAGAATGCTGTTCCGTCTAAAGTTACAAACTTCCCAGTTTCCCAACTTCCTGCATTATGTTGCTTTCCAAAATCGGCAATGTATCTTTGATTATATTGTAATTCTGCTTGTATGTCAGACAATAGAGTGTAAGCATTGTCTTCGCTTTTGCCCACTAAAACAAAAACGTGTATGTCTTTTTCTTCTTGGCATTTGAGCCATAAAGGTGTAAATACATTTGTATGTGTTGATTTAGCATGTCCACGTGCCCATATTCTTACGAATATGCCTTGCTTATTATTTTTAATCTCATTAGCAGCTCTTATGTGAAATTTGGCTGATGGAATTGTTTTGCCAGTAACCCTGTCTTTAGTCCAGTGCGGAAAATAATATTCAACAAACTTGCGGTAATCTTTTCGCAAAATAACAATTCTCTTTGCTTTTTCTTCGGGAGTTTCAGGATTGACAAAGGTAAAATTACTAACCTCTAAACAGTGTTTATTCCACCTTTCTCTTGCAGCTTTTAATTCACTAATTGTCATACCCTTAGTTTTTGTGGCTCATGCGTTCATTAATATATATATCTTGGAACTTGTTTATGGTTTTTACCAATTCTGAAGACAGGTTTTTGTCAAAGCTAATACGTGATTGTAGCCAGCGATTGAAGTTCATGAAAGTGTCAATTTCATTAACTACATTAGTTTTTTTATCTAAACGCTCAATAGAAGCCGCAAGTTTGCTAATTTGGTCTGCAATTTTGGCGGATTCGGCAGCTGGATCATCGCTTGAATTAACTCTATCTAGCAAATTAGCAATAAGTTCAAGGTTTTTATTAATCAATTCTGTGCGAGTAACACGCTTGCCAGCACGTAGAGTGTTCCATTTTTCTTGATTAGTCCAACGACTAATAGTTACTTCTGAAACACCAACTTTTGAAGCTATTTCTTTTTGCGACATACCTTGCAAAAAGTATATTTTAGCTCTCTCTTTTTTTTCTTCTATTTCTCTTTTTTTCAGTGCCATTTTCCAAGATATATTGAATTTTGCTCCACAAAATTCAATACTAAATGGGCTTTTTGCAAAAAAACTACCAACACATGCAAACAATGTTCCAAGCCTTAGAATTTTGCTTGAAAAGTATTTTTTGCCACTTTATTTTTGTAATTGAATTTTAAATTTTGTTGAAAAAACATGGATGGGTTAGTAAGAAAAATAAGCAATCAGACAGCAGAGTCTTACTTATATGGAATGATAGGCAGGGGTTTAGATATAGATGTAAATCTGTTGATAGCTCAAATAGAAGCCGTGCGAAGAGAGGGAGTAACTAAATTTGTGTTTTATGTAAATTCTGATGGTGGTGAAGTTGCACAGGGTAATGCTTTTTTCAACTATATGTTACGCACCGAAATTGATGTAACATGGATAGTTGACGGAATTGCTGCTTCTATGATGGCGATGCTTATTACTAATCCTAAACACAAAGTGGTTGGAGCAAAATATTCTAAATATATGTATCATCGCATACAAGGTTATGTTTACGGTAACTCAAGCGAAGTTAGAGCCCATGCCGACATGATAGATACATTCGAGGATTCGCTAATAGATATGATGGCAACAAGGATGAAAGCAGATAAAGCAACTGTTAAGAAAGAATATTTTGAAGATGGTGTCGACCACTGGTTGTCGGCAGAACAAGCTCTCGAACTTGGGTTGATAGATGAGATACATCAACGCAACACAGAGATATTAGAAGCTGATTTGGCTAAAATTTCTAACAAAAGAGACGTTTGGAATTATTATCAAAAACAAATACTTAATCTAAAATTAAAAAAAATGGATAAAAACATGTATGCTCTTGCTATGGGGCTACCAAGCAACGAGGACGAAAGTAAAGTGTTAAATCACTTACAAGGTCTTGTTAATGAGAAAAAACAAATGAACGAGACTATAGAGTCTCAACGAGAGACCATAAAACAACTTCAAGCTAGGTTAGATTCTTTTGAAAAAGCAAAAGTAACCAATCTAATCAACCAAGCTGTTGCTGAGAAAAAAATCAGCGAAGATGACAAAGAAACTTATTTGGCTTTAGCTGAAAAAGATTACGCTGGTGTTGAAAAGATTATCAACAAGTTGCCAAGTGTAGATAGGCTTGTAAATAAACTTGAAGGTAGTGTACCAAAAGAATCGGCTTGGACAAAGAGACAAGAAGAGATCAATGCTAACAAGTAAAATCTAAAATTATGGCAAAAAAAGCTGACAATACAAAACAAATAAACAATGCTGCACAAGTGGAAGATGTTGCACAAGTGGAAGATGCTGCACAAGTGGAAGATGTTGCACAAGTGGAAGATGTTGCACAAGTGGAAGATGTTGCACAAGTGGAAGATGTTACACAAGTATCAAACAGCACATTGGCAGAAATCTTAAATTCTTTAGCTAGAATTGAAACTAAGCTACAGACTTTAGATTTGCAACCAACACATAGAGAGTTAGAAGTTTTTAAAGTTAAAACAAATAAAAAGAAATAGGAAATGGGACTAAATGTAACAAGCGCCTATTCAGGCGAAGTTTTAGAACAATTGCTAGTAAAAACAACTACTGGCAACCAATTAGTTGACGGTGGGCACATACGAGTTGAGCCTAATGTTACTAAAAAATTCAGTATTCCTCGCTTACGTGCAGGAAACATGTTGCAAAAACGTAAAGAGAATCCTGAAATAACAGACAGTAAGGGTGATTTTACAGTTGATGAAAAATATCTAGAACCAAAAGATTTTATGGCTTTTACGGTGTTTAATCCACGAGCATTTGAGCGCTTTTGGAGACCATACCAACCTAAAGGCAATTTGGTGTTTGCAGAATTGCCACCAGAAGCACAAAATGCAATGCTTGCTGAAATGGCAAAAGTTGTAGATTTTGAATTGGGTGGTCATTTCATTACTGGTGAGTATGGCACCAATGATGGAGAGTATTTTGACGGAATCTTAACCCGCATTTCAGCGAGTAGCAACGTGATTACTTTTGATTCTCCAGCAGCAATTACTTCTACCAATATTCTTTCTGTATTAAAATCAGTACGCAACAGCATTCCTAAGCAATTACGTGGTAATGTGAATTTGAAAATCTTTATGAGTGTTGATGATGCAGACCTTTATGATGACGTTCTTACCAATCAAGCTCACAAGGGTGCTGATTACACAGATGTCAACTCTGAAAGATTTAAAGGAATTAAAATAGTTCCTTTGGCTCAATGGACCAAAGATGTGGTTGTTGCTACTGTGGCTAGCTCTAATATAGATTCTAACTTCTGGGCAGGAGTGGGTTATGATGATGATGCAGAAGTTATACAAATCGACAAATTGAGTAATGCTTCAGAATTGTATTTTTTCAAAATGCTTATGAAAGCAGACACAAACATTGTTTTCGACGAAGATATTGTGTTGTATGATGGTAGAGTTAGTGTTGGTGATGAATAATTGATTGTATGCGAAAGATTAATAAAATAGTGGTTCATTCTACTGCTACACCAGCTGGCAGAGTTGTAACGGTTGAAGAAATTGACCGCTGGCACAAAGCTAGGGGTTGGAAAGGCATAGGATACCACTATGTTATTGGTCTAAATGGCGAACGCTGGATTGGCAGACCTGAGCATGAGGTTGGGGTTCACACACGTAATCACAATCACGACAGTATCGGAGTGGTTTACGTGGGCGGAACTCTTGCTGATGTAAAAACGCCTGCCGACACTCGTACAGCTTTGCAAAAAGCAGAGCTTCAAAAATTGCTTAAAGAGTTAAAAATAAAGTATCAGTGTGTAATTTATGGACATCGAGACTTTAATGCAACAGCATGTCCAAGTTTTGATGCTAAAAACGAATATAAAAACTTGTAAATCATGGATTTTGTGATAACATATATACTTATTCCCCTGTCAGCTACCTTACTTGGTAGTGGTGGCGTTGGAATATGGCTTACAAGAGTTTTTAGCACAAAGATGGAGAAGCAAAATAAGGAAGCTATGCTCATAAGTAGCACGATTTCCGAGATGCTAAAAACCATAGACAACCTGATGTTGAAATACACAGAGTTGCAGAATGAGTTGCTGCAGAAGTCGGAGCAATTGCTACGTAAGGAGATTGAGAATGCGGAGCTAATCACTACAGTTGAGGAGTTAAAAAAAGAAATTGCAAAACACAAGAAAAGAATTTCTGATTTGCAAGAAAAACTAAAAACAACAAGCTAAAATAAATAAAAGTTGAATTATGAAAAAGTTATTAATTATTTTTATGTTATCGTTGGTAAGCCTGCAATTTATGGGCTGTAAATCCAACAAGCCCGTGTCTTATGAATTTGATAAGGAGACACAAATGGAGTACACTGCTGCGACAGAAGTACAAAGAGACATTGTTCTTCAGCATGAAACTGTTGTAAAAAGCTTAGAAAATGCAGAAAGTTCTGAAATTCAAAAGATTGAAGAATATATGCCTATTCCGCCAGCTTTAGATAAAACCGTATTGGTTAAAACAACTACGATTGAAAAGACGTATAGGTTAGGTAAAGATGTTGATACAAACACGAGTAGTACTGAAGTTGAGAATATAAATATAAATAGTGATAGTAGTTTTACAACGCAGGAACAATCCCAGCAGGTGGCAACTTATCAAACCAAGAATGATAAAGACAATAGGTCTAAAAAGTGGGTGCGATGGGCGGTCGGTAGTTTTTTTTTACAGCCTCAATATTGCTGTTGGTTATATTTAAAATCAAACCAAAATGGCTAAAAAGAAAACAGTAAAACAAGAACCGTTAGAAATAAAATTTGACGGAAAAAACTTCTCGGTTGCTGGACGCATTTTTGAAACCAGACTAAAAGTCGAGAGGTTTTTAGCAACACAAGTAGTTGTAGAACAAAGTGATAATAAACAAGAAGTAGAACCATTAAATAATAAAAACGATGATACCTCTGAATGATATAGTTTTTGAACGTCAAGTTGGCGGACTAAAACGCGAAGCTGAAAGCGAAGATGTGATTTCGGGATTGATAATGCTGTTAGAAGCCATGCCCTTTGCATCTGGGTCTCCACTTATAGAAATCTTAGTTACGCCCCAAATTAAAATGTTTGTCGCAAAAATACGTTATTTTGAGGAGCTTGCAGAAATTTATGGTGTTGAAGAATCTGAAATCACATACACTAATGGCGTTTTAGATACTGGACAGGGCGTGCAGTTGGCGAAAAATGCTGTAGTATATCATACACAAGAATTCTTTCGCCAGTCTCCAACAGGCGAACTGTGGCTTGGTGTAACAATTGAAGGAGATGGTGTTCCAAAAGAAGCTATTTTAGCCCTACAAAATAAGGCACAAGGCAAAATTAGACAATTAGGAGTATTTACACCAAAATCTGAAGACATCATCCAATATCAATATGCAGCAGCTGGCGATGGCATTGAAAAGGGATTAGAGCAAATGCACAGACCTTTAAGCATAGTTGTGGGTCTTAGCAAAGAGGGCTTGACTTTGAGTAATCTTTTGAGCGCAAATCCTCACTTTAGCGATACTGAATCGCGTAAAAACCTTAGTTTGCTTATAGCTTGCGATTTAGACGCACGAGTTTTATCTCAATTAGGCGAGGAACAATATGGCTATTATGGCTGTGTTGGAAATGTCTTAGGCGCAATATCAGCCTCACGCGTTAACGAAAGCATTGCTTGGGTAGGAAAGTTTAAGGCAGGTCTCAAGAAACCAGGGTTAATTACTGGCGAATTGCTTGATGAGTTAAGCGACACAGATTTGAATGTGCTGAACGATAATAGATATATTTTCGTTAGATATGTAGAAGGAATTTCAGGCAATTACTTTAACGATTCACACACTTTAGATCCTGTAACTAGTGATTATGCTTATATCGAAAATGTTAGAACTATGGATAAGGCTGTGCGTGAAATTCGCAAAAAGCTAGTTCCTTTCCTAAATTCGCCAATAGCCATTAATTCTTCAACAGGAACTTTGGCAGACATTTCAATTGCAAATTTAGAAAACGTTGCAAATTCTGCCTTAGAAGAAATGGAGAAAAGAGGCGAAATTTCAGGACATAGAGTTGCTATCAATCCAGATCAAAATGTTTTGGCAACAGGTGAAATTGAATTCCAAATTCAAAAAGTGCCTATAGGGGTTGTTCGCAGAATGAGAATTAAAATAGGTTTCACACAAAAATTAGATTGATATGAATAATAGTAGATTAATTCCGCTTATAAATGGCGTTGAGCATTCGTGGGCTGACATTGCTGTTGTTGCAGCAGGCGTGCTACTGGTGGGTATTACAGAGATCAATTATGCAGATGAGCAAGTTGTTGAGAACGCTTACGGCATAGGATCTAATCCAGTAGGTAGGGGTTATGGCAACATAACTCCATCTGCAGACATAACTATCTCAAGAAAAGAGGTTGAAGCGCTGCGAGCAGCAAGCCCAACTGGAAGATTGCAAGATATAGAACCATTCGATATTATAGTTGCTTACATTCCAATTAAAGGAAATACTAAGTTTACGCACACAATCAAGCAATGTTCTTTTGCAAATGATAGTGCTAGTTGGAAGCAAGGCGACACGCATAATAATGTCAATTTAAAACTGGTGCCATCAGCGATCGTGTGGGATTTAAACAAGATCACTCAAACATATGTAGGTAACCCAATGTTTTAAATCAAAAAATACTAATTATGACAAAAGTAACAAAAGAGCAAATAGCAATGTGGAAAAAGCAGTACGGCGATGTTTTTGAAGTAACTGCTGGCGATAAAGCGTGCTATCTAAAGCGACCAGATCGCCACACGCTTAAAGCTGCCGATGCGATAGGGAGTGAAGATCCTATGAGATATAACGAAATTCTTTTAGAAAACTGTTGGGTTGACGGCGATACCGAGATGAAAACAAACGACAACTACTTTATGCAAGTGGTGCCAGTTTTAACAGAGTTGGTAAATTTCGGAAAGGCAACTATAAAAAAGCTATAGCAGAGGCGGTTGATGTTGGAGAGTATGATATAATAGAGTATTACGACACACTGTTGGAATATTATCTACACATCAATCCCTCTGAGCTTTCAGACAAACAGTGGGTTACTAAAATCGCAATTCTTAAAACCGTTAGAGAAAAAGAAGCACAAAAAGACGAAACATTATGGCAAACGCAGGAGATGTAATATTCGCAATAAAAACCATCTGGGAAGGCAGTGCTGCTTTTTCAGAGGCTAGTAAGTCGGCTCAAAAAACTAAAGAAAAAGTTGATGAGCTTGGCGATTCTATAAGATCTGCAAGCGACCAAACTAAATCTATGTTTAAAGCGTTTCTTGGAGCAAGTGCGGTGCAAAAAGGTTTTAGTATGCTCACAAATGCAGTTTCGGGATTTATAAATCAAAGCGAAACAATGTACAAAGACCATAATGTTGCACTTACCCAACTGACCAATACTATGCGAAACTCCATGAGTGCTAGCGATGCCGAGATTGAGAGCATTCTCAAATTAACAGAAGCACAAACAAAACTCGGAGTTGTCAGCACAGAGGTTCAGTTAAGTGGTGCTAAGGAGCTGTCTAGCTATTTGCAGAAAAAAGAAAGTTTAGAAAAGTTAATTCCTGTAATGAACGATATGCTTGCGTATCAATACGGATTAGGTACCACACAGGAACAGGCAGCAAATATTGCAATGTTATTAGGTCGAGTTCTTGATGGACAAACTGGAGCTTTAAGCAGAAACGGATATAGGTTTAGTGAAGCTCAGAAAGAGGTTTTGGAATACGGCAACGAAAGCGAGAGGGTTGCTATGTTAGCCGAAGTTATTTCACAAACAGTGGAAGGTGTCAACAAATCTTTGGCAGCAACACCTGAAGGTAAGGTTAAGCAAATTGCAAACGAATATAGGCATGTGCAGGTGGAAATTGGTAAATTAGTTACAAAAATTAGGGGCGAAGCCACTGCGGTGTTTAATCAAGTTGTTGTAAAATTATGGGAAAATCGAAACACTGTATTGCAGGTTGTAAAAGCTGTTGGAGTTTTGACAGCAGGGGTTGTGGCTTATAGGGTTGGTGTAATCGCCGCTAATGTTGTAGGAAAAGTGTGGAATGGCTTAATGAAGGCAAAAACCGTAGCGATGAGCCTTTATACTGGCTCCGTAAAGGCGGCAACAGTGGCTACTAAGCTCTTTAACAAAGTCACCAAAGCCAATGTGGTTGGAGCGATAGTTAGCGTAATAACCGCAGCTGCGACTGCTTTTTTGCTATTCAGAAAAAACGCAGAGCGAGCTACAGATGCTACTAAAGGCTTAACAGAGGCAAAAAGAATGTTGAATGATGTTGAAGCAGAATCGCATCGTAAAGCTGATGGTGAATTAACTAGATTAAAGTTGTTGTACGGAGCTACGCAAGACTTAACTTTGTCGTATGAAAAACGTTTGGCAGCAGCAAAGGAGCTTATTCGCCTATATCCTGACACTTTTAAGGGGCTAAGTGCTGAGGCAATATTGGCAGGAAAAGCACAGGGGGCGTATGATGATCTGACTGCTTCAATTCTGCGAAAAGCTTATGTTGAAGCTGTGGCTGAGAAGTTGAAAGAGGTAGAAGGTAAAATGATGGACTTAGATCTTAGAAGAGAGTATTTGGGCGATTATGAAGTTGTTGATCTTTCAGATTTTAAACCAAGCATGTGGTCATTAAAGGGTGCGGCTCAACAACGAAGCGATGAAGCTCAAAGAAGAATCGATGAAAATGAAAAAGAAGAAGCAGCCTTACAACTACAAAAAAACAAACTTGAAGAGACTATTAGAGGATTTTCAGAGGAAGAAATGAAAAAACTGCTTGGTATCGTAGCGGGCGATTCTTCTGAATTTGGTAATGTTGATTTTAATTTAGATGATTTTTTAAATCCAAACGGCGGTAGTGGTGATAACAACACCACTAAGGACGGCGCTCTCAAAACTGCAGATGCTATTACTGCAGGTGGTAAGGGAATTCGAAACTTTTATATCAATATAGATAGTTTGATAGGTTCTACCAATAATTACTTTACTAGCTCCAAAGATGATCCTGCAAGCGCAAGTGATTTTATGCAAAAACTAAGCAATGCTCTGCAATTAGTTGTTAACGATGTTAATTATATAGCAGATTGATGATATGAGTTCAATTTATATAACACAGGGCGGTGGCAAAGAGATACTTATAGGTGGTAACATCCAACGAGGTATAGCTAATAGAGCCTATGAAATAGGACTCACAGCTGTGCGTAAGACAGTATTTTCTTCTAAGCTAGGTTCGCGCATAAAACTAGATCCTACAGATGACGAATTGTTGTTAAATTATGGCGGTTCTTACCCAAATTCCCTGCTGTTATATTCTGATGATACATCTATTGAGTTAGTTGACGTGAAGATAGATGTAACCCAAGAAAACACTATTGTTAAAACGCCTATGGTAGGAACCAGGGGTACCATAAAAGAACTCATTAATGCTAAAGATTATGTTGTGAAAATAAGTGGCAACATACACAATGCTACTGAAAGCGGAGATGTTGATTTATATAATGGTAATGTGTATCCTATTGCTCAACTTGCAAAATTAGAAAACATTTTATACCAGTTAAAAATATTTAGTGTTGTAAATGTTTTTTTAAACACATTGGGGATTAACAATTTAGTTTTAGAGTCAGCAAGTTTCAAACAGCAAGGTCAAAAACATTTTAACATTTTACCTTTTAATCTAGATTTTGTTTCTGATGAAGACAATTATTTTTTAGTAGAACCTTATTTAAGTTAAATCATGGAGTGTAATCAACAAATCTTATTTTCATATCTTCGCCATGGTCAACTATGCGGACACGCAAATCTTCACCATGTTCAACAATTCTCCACTCATAACAATATAACGCGGGGCGTTCTACTAGCCTTATTTTCACATCTTCGCCACGATCTACTACTCTTATTTTCACATCTTCACCATGATCTACTATTCGTATTCTTCCCATCATTGAAATGCCCTTATATGTGCAATCATCTTGATCATTCTCAACAAATGGTTGATACGACAAGCTTAGAAAAAATGTTAAACAAAAAATTGCAAGTGTTTTCATGTTAAGTCCTATTTGTAATATTATTGTTTTTTGTAAAGATAATAAAAAAAAGATTATCTTCAATAAAATTAATGAAATTAATGTAACAACTTCTATTCACAACTTAACAGATACTTGTACAATTACCTTACCAAAGAATTTTACTAACAAAAAAGGCAATACTATTTTCGACTACCTGACACAGGGCGATGAGATTATAGTTAAAACAAAGTATGCTGAGCATAAAGACTGGCATCAAATATTCAGAGGCTACATAACAAACATTAACGACACTACGCCTGCAACCATTACTTGTCAAAATGAGATGTATAGGCTTAAGAAAGTGTTGGTACAGCCTGAAAAAATAGAACAATTTAATCTTGAAACATGGTTTAAAAAGTATGTAAATGATATTAAAATTAAAACCGTGGGAGATATAAAATTTGGTTCTCTAGATATTAATTCAGAAATGACAATGGCAGAAGCTCTGTTAAAGCTTTTAGATGTGTATTCATTTTTAAAATGCTACTTCTATAAAGATGAATTAGTCTTCACAATGCTTGCTTCGCCATCTGCAGAAAAAGATGCAATAGTTTTAAGTATAGGCAAAAATGTTATTACTGATAGTTTAGAATATGTAAAAGCTGAAGATGTTAAAGTATGTATTAAAGCAACGTCTATAATTGTGCGAGAAAATAAAAATGAAAAACTTGAAGTTATGTTGCCTGAAGGAGCAAAAAATCTTAAAGATTATGAGCAAAGACATTTTCACGTACCAGAATGTACGACAGAAAAAGAATTACGCACATTTGCAGAAAATAAGCTGAAGGAGTTTAAAGTTGATAAACTAACAGGTAGTGTAACTCTTTTTGGCGTTCCGCGTGTTGAAAAAACAGATATTGTACACATATTGTCGCCTCGCAAAAATTTTAATGATAGACTATTTTTTGTCGATGCCGTAACTTATCGGTTTGGGCTAAATGGTTATAGACAAATAGTTAATCTGGGTTATCAAATTAAAAAGACAATGCAATGAGTGTAGAGTTGAAAATACGGAAAAGCATAAAAGAATTAGCTGGCGCAACTGATTTAAGGTTTGAAACTTATGCTGCAATAGTAACAAGTGTAAATGGTGCTACTTGTAACGCTAAGAGGGTGCTGGACGATAAGATCGTTGAGCGTGTTAGGTTAAATACTAATGTGCAAGAAGAAAAAGGTTTGATCATTGTGCCAAAAGTAGGTTCAGATGTTTTAATTACAAACATTGATGGCGGTGCGAGTTTTGTAAGTCAGTATTCTGAAATAGAAAAAATAGAACTAAATGTGGATTCTACAATCATTATAAATGGTGGGCAAAATGATGGACTTGTTGAGATTAGAAAGTTGGAAGAGAACCTTGAAAAAATAAAAACTTACTTAAAAGATCTTGAGGCAGCACTCTTAACAAGCATAACAGGTTTGGGAGGAGTATTGACGATAGTTTCGTCCGCTAACGATATGTCTTTTGTGAATATGGAAAATGAAACTATAAAACATTGATACTATGAAAGGAATTTTGCTTGACGAAAATAATAATTTAACAGCCACAAATGGACATTTAACAATGGGTAACGTAACGGCTCAATGTGCGGAACTGCTTATAAATTCCTACAAGGGAGAATTTAAAAATGCACCACATTTAGGCGGTGGCGTTAAAGATTTTATAGCAGGCAATCCTAATCCATATTGGGTAGTTGAAATAAAACGACAATTGCAGGAGAACTTAACGCCAGCCAAAAGCGTAAAGTATGTAAATGGAGATATATTAATTGATTTAATTTAATGAATTATGAAGCCGAGAACAATTAATGAAATAGCAGAGTTTATAAAGCAAAAGTTTATGTCTAACAGCTTTATCCGCAATTTTTACAGTCTTTCTCAAATCGTGACTAACCCTGTTAATGAGTTTGACGAAAGGTTTTCTCCTGCATCAATTGAGGCACAGTTTGTAATTGTGCTTGCAATCTCTATTGCTACTTTGGAAAACATGTTTTTTTGGTTCAAAGAGGACGTTGAATATATGATTGAACAAGAAAGGTATGGACACGCTGGGTGGTATAAGAAGATGGCTTTAAAGTTTCAGTATGGACAGGGAATCAATCCACATTATGGACCAGGTTCCGATTCGGATTTTGCAGAATCATCAATCTATGAATTTGAAGATGATAATTTAAAGCCTGTAAAATTCGCATACGCCTCAACTGCCTCAATTCATGAGGATGGTGTTGGTGTGCTTATTAAAATAGCAACATTGCAAGATGGTGTGCTACAACCATTGTCGTCAGAAATAGCAGACCTGTTCAAACTCTATATGAATCGAATTAAGCCAGCTGGAGTACCGCTATATATTGTTAACGAAGATGCTGACAAATTAATCTTAACTATAGTTGTATATTACGATCCTTTGGTTATGCGCTATAATGGCAACTTAATTGCTGACGATAGCAACCCTGTTAAATTGGCAATTTATCAATATTTAAACAGTATCGAATTTAATGGCGAATTTTCAACAACAGCACTAATTGATAGCATACAAGCAATATATGGGGTTGAAGCTGCAGAGATTACGAGTTCACAGTCGCAACGTGCTAGCAATTATCCTGAATCTTTTGATGCTATTTGCGTGCCACATAGTGGTTACTTTAGATTAGAAAGTAATGATTTAACAGTTATTTACAGAGCAAAAACTCATTAAAAACGACACAAGTATGATATATGACTTTAATTTAAAAAATTTAATAGGCAACATTTTACCAACAGAGCTAAGAACTAACATTATAAATTATTTCAACGCTCAACTTTTGGTTTTGAACGACCTTTATGCGAAATTTATAAATTTACGAACAAATAGCCTGCAATCATTACGCTATGCTTGCACATATCCCGACTTGCAGAGATTGTTAAACGACAAATTTCGTCCCGTCGATAGAGATATTAAAGTTTATGATGGTGAGGTGTACCAAGTTAATTTGATTTACCCAATGGCAGACGAAGTGGCTTTTGTCACACCCAAAGTTATAACTCCTAATATAGATGTTATATGTTCTCCTTTTAATGTATCACTACCAAACTGTTTAATAGTTGATGCGGATAAAATGATGCAGCTAACTAAAATTATGGAGATTTACAAATTAACAGGCACAAATTATAAAATTATAAATCATGGATAAATTATTAAATGTACACAGAGAGGGCGGTTATCCTTTAGTCGGGGAAAACCTTAAAATAATAGAAGATTGGCCCAGGTATATTGAGGCAACATTAAATGGACTAATGATACCAAGTCTCACTTGTGTAATATTGGATACTGGAACATCAGGGGTGTTAAATCCACCAAGCATTATTTGTTATATCGCGAGCAACTCTATTGTCGATCGCGGACTATATGAGTTGCATTTGCCGCCAGAGCAAAATGTCAACATTCCTCAATTGGTCAATGGCGATATACAGAAAGGTATATTAATTGAACATACAACTTACGATGTTACTAATGCACAAGGGGTTTTTAACAACGTTTATAAAAAGTCTGTCGCAACCATAACTCCTGTTAGTGGTATGTGTCCAGCCTATAAATTTAAGTATTTACACGTCCTTTTGCAGGAGTTAGGGGAAATCGATTATGCTGAAACCGCCCTAACTGCTGCGTGTTATAGTCACATAGAATTTAATACCAATGGGACTATAAATGCAAATTATCGCCTAGATAATCATCAGCTTGTGCCCAATCCTGGTTTTCACACGGTTTTGAAAATAAAAAAACACACTCATTGTTTTGTTCAGTTGTCATATAAGGCAGTCGGACCCGACTCTATATATTCCGTCGTTACCTTACCACCTTCTTTTGCGTTGGCTCATGGACACCTTGTGTTTCCATATGCTGTAGGAGCTGGAAATCTTGACATTAATGGATGGGGTGAAAACAATGACACTCCTAGAGTGATTTTGCGAGGCCGATACTTGATTTGGAAAAATGTAGTTAGTATGAATACTCCCGTCCATATTAGCATAAATTATTTTAAATGACAATAAACATGAAACAGAGCTTCAATATATTTGATTTAGCGTTGACCAAGGTTGGTAATATAGAGGATGTGTTTCAAATCGCTCGCATCAACAATATAGCAGTTAGTAGCGTTTTGCAAGGTTCTTTGAGAGAAGAATTGTGTAGGTTAGAAAAAGTGTCCGCTACAGGTTTTGTGCCTGCGTCTGGCAACATTTTGCCAATTTCTGGTGTAGTGAATACGATTATGAATTCCTCTATTTTATCTACCATTCAAAATAATCGCGTACACGTATTATTATTACAATAAAAATTAATAGATATGGATACAAAAAACTTCTCCCAATTTGACGAAAAAAATAAACCAGCCAATGGCGACTATGTGGTAGGTTATGACCCCAACACATTGAGTGAGATTAAAATCCCTGTAGGCTCATTAACAACCAAAGGTGTTGATGGAGACAGTCTGCAGGTACAATATAGTAAAGATAATGCAACATGGCACTTCCCATATATGAATGGCGATACTTATATGCGACAAAAATTGGGCAATAATGAGTGGACATCGGGAATGTTTATGGGTATTGCTAAACATGTTAAATACATCAATCTTATGCCTTCATGGACAGAGGAGGAAGAATTTGTAGCAACATGGGATGTTTCATCCGCCCTTCTCGCAATATGTGATACTAAAAGTGATGAGTTTGAGCTGCGAGTTGTTGGTGCGAGCATAGGCGACATTTTTGAATTAGTATTAATTGACCCTTCTCAAGTTATCTTTCCAGACGATTTTGTGTTTAATCCAGGTTGGAAATTTCCTGCAGATACTCAATATCAATATTTTAAATTCATGTATTTGTCTGGAAAAGTGATTGTAAACTTAGTTCATACAATTATAGCCAAACTACGCCCATAGTTGCGTGTGTTGGTTTTTTTTGTACATTTTATTTTATAATTTTGTACATTTTGTTTTGTTGATTATATACATAAGAAAAAAAATTGTTCTCTATAAATTAACTTTTTTCACTTTTTTATTCACAACACCCAAAAATTTGATAAAAACTAATGCTAAAACACAAAAAACTAAACTAATTTGCCAATTTTAAAGTTTTTTTAAATAATTTAACTTCACTTTCTAATAAATGTGAGAATTAAATTTCTATTTTTGTTAAATAAAAATACAGACATGTTTAATTTAATAATAGATGCTGGAAATACAATTATAAAACTTAGAGTTTTAATGCAAAAAGAAATTGTTTCTACCGAAAACTGTAAAGACTGGGATTCTGCATTAAACAGCATAAAACTTTTACAAAAAAACTTTAAAATTTCTGCCTGTATTTTATCAAATGTTAGAGAAAGCAATGCTTTATTTGAAAATTATTTAACTAAAAATTTTAAGACTATATTTTTTTCACACACAAATAAACTGCCTGTTATAATAAATTATAAAAGTTTAGAAACACTTGGAATAGACCGTTTGGCTGCTGTTTGTGGAGCTTCAGAATTATTTCCTAACAAAAATTCTTTAATAATAGATGCTGGAACAGCCATTACTTATGACATTTTAAAAGACGGTAAAATTTATGAAGGAGGAAATATTAGTCCTGGAATTAAAATTAGATTTA